TGGTAGCGCGCATGGTTTGGGACCATGATGCCGCAGGTTCAAGTCCTGTCACTCCGACCAACCTAGAACGCAGTTATTGATACAATTTCTTGTATTGGTAACTGCTTTCTTTTATTTTGAGTCTATTTTCTGTCCGGAATAGGGAGCGAGATTTCACTGCCGTCTTTGAAGCGGTACAGCAAAGTGCTATCGTTCTTCACCGTCACCGTGTCCACAGTACTCATCCAGAGCGTGTTCGTGAACTTGACGGGCAGAATGTCATCATCAAAGATGGCAAACATAAAGCCGCTCAAGATTGAGCTTTGGTGGTTCTTATCCTCGATGGCGGACTCCAGTTCCTCAAACTCCGCCCGCAAGGCTTCATAGCGTTCCACCTGCGTGTCATAACGCTTCTGGTAGTCTTCCTGATCAAGAGCACGGGTGGCATTCTCATTTACAATCCGGGAGATAATTTCCGCCACTACTTCCATCTCCTGAGAAAGTTCTTTGAGCCTGGTTTCTTCCTCGGAGCAGTCGGTCAATTCATTTCTCAATTCCCGGCAATGGACAAGGAGCTTCTCTTTATCGGCTAAAAGCAAGCTCAATGCTTCAACGAAGGATTCTTGAATCTCGGACTCGTAAAGATGCGGTGTGCCGCACTTTTCCTCGTTCTTGAACTTGCCATTGCACTGCCAGACGGTTCGCTTGTACTTCGTGTTGGAGTGCCAGACCTTCGAGCCGTAGAAGGCGCCGCAGTCGCCACAGACGAGCTTGCATGAGTAAGGCGTGCTGTTGCTGTAATAGGTCTCCAGGTTTTCTCTTCTGGCGTACTCCGCCTGCACAAGGTCAAATTCCTCCGGTTCAATGATGGCAGGATGGCTGTCCTCTATGTAGTACTGCTGTACTTCGCCTTCGTTCACTTTCTGCTTTTTCGTTAGAAAATCCACTGTATATTTCTTTTGTAACAGGGCGGAACCCCGATATTTTTCATTTTGTAAAATGCTGGCGACCGTGCTGGAATACCATTTTTCTTTGCCTGTCGGCGAGAGGATCTTTTCTTCCTCAAGCCTTCTCGCAATCCCATAAGGCGTCATGCCTTTCATGAAGAGACGATAGATATAGCGCACAATCTTTGCTTCTTCCGGAACAATCTCAGGCAGCCCGTTGTCGCCCTTTCTGAAGCCCAGAACGCTCTTGTAGGGCATCATGACCTTGCCGTCGGAGAACTGTTTTCGGATGCCCCAGGTGACGTTCTCCGAGATGGAACGGCTCTCTTCTTGTGCCAAGGAACTCATAATCGTGATGAGCAGTTCTCCCTTGGAATCAAGGGTATAGATGTTTTCTTTTTCAAAATAGACCTCGACCTGCTTCTCTTTCAGCTTTCTGACGTAGGTTAAGGTATCGACTGTGTTTCTGGCAAAGCGGGAGACGGACTTGGTGATAATGAGGTCAATCTTGCCATCAAGGGCGTCGCTTATCATCTCCTGAAAACCCTCACGCTTCTTGGCGTTCAAGCCGGAGATGCCTTCGTCCGTATAAATCCTCACAAACTCCCAGTCGCTCCTGCGTTTGATGTAGTCCGTGTAATAGCTGATCTGTGCTTCGTAGCTGTTGAGCTGCTCATCGCTGTCTGTGGACACACGGGCGTAGGCGGCAACTTTCCGCTTGCCGATTTTTCCTTTTAACGAAGTGCCGGGCAGATTCTTCTTCGCTTTAATGACCGTAACTTTTCTGCTTCCCCGGCTCATTTCCGATTCCTCTCTTTGTTTTTCCTACTGACTTCAGCCCGCATCTCCGCTGTCCAGGACTCCGAGCGTGACCTGTCCTGCCAGCTGTATTCTTTCTCCTTGCCGTTTTTGAGAATAATCTTGACCTTGTTTGCTTCCGGAATGATGATTTCCTTTACTTTCTCCCGGAAGATCTCGCTGTTGAACTCATCAAGATTTAAAGCCCTGGCGACCAGCTCCTCCAATATCCGCTCCGGCACGCCTTTCATGGAGCACTTGTAGTCCTTGCAGCCCAAGTTTGCCGCACAGCGCCAGAAGACCTCCGTCCTGGTCTTTTTGCGGTTATAGTTCGCTCCGCAATTCCCGCAGCGGATCATCTTGCGGAAGGGGTATTTCGGTATAGTCTTCGGCGGATTCTTGTTTGATGTACGGCGTTTTACTTCCTCTTTCACGGCTTTGTAGGTCTCTTTGTCAATAATCCCTTCATGCGTATTCTCCGCCAAGTAGAAGTCTCTTTCTCCCCGGTTGATATGCGTCTTTGAGCACACGGCATCATCCTTGTAGGTCTTTTGCAAAAGGGCGCTGCCTGTGTGCTTTTCGTTAAAGAATCTGGCAATATCGCCCGGTTTCCACTTGCCGCCGAGCTTCTTCGGGATGCCGAGGGCATTGAGTTTTTCTATAATCTCGCCGCTCTGCATCCCGGAAATATAGTCCCGATAAATCATGCGGACGACTTCGGCTTCCTCTTCGTTAATGACGAGTTTTCCGTCGATGAAATCGTAACCGTAGAGGTGCGCCATACCGACGATTTCGCCCTTTTCAAAACGCTTCTTAATGCTCCAGCGGCTGTTTTCTCTGGCGGATAAACTCTCTTCCTGGGCAAAGGAAGCAAGGAGCGAGAGCATAAGCTCACCGTCCGCAGTGAGGCTGTTAATCTTCTCCCGCTCGAAATAGACAGCGATACCGAGGTCTTTCAGTTCCCGTACCGTCTCGAGAAGGAGCAGTGTGTTTCTGGCAAAGCGGGAAATAGACTTGGTGAGGATTAAATCAATCTTTCCTTCTCTTGCATCCTCCAGCATCCGCTGGAAATTTTCTCTCGTTTCTCTTGTGCCGGAGATGCCTTCGTCTGCATACACGCCGACATACTCCCAGTCCGCCCTTTGCTGAATGAGCCTGCTGTAATAGCTGACTTGAGCTGAGAGGGAGTGCAGCATGGCGTCTTTGCCCGTGGACACACGGGCGTAGGCGGCGACCTTTGTTTTTGTTGTTTCCGCATTCTTTTTAACTGGTAATTCTTCTACGTTTCGCATTCTCCACCTCCTCTATAATAGGTATGTATATACATCACTCAGAACGCTTTATTTATCAAGGTCATAGCGGAAAATACTTTTCTCGGAAAGTCCGCTTCTTTCAGCGATGATTTCCTCCGCTTCCCGGACAAAGGACTCGTCCATTTCCTCCTCTTCGTAAAGGGAAAAGAGGAGCGTCATCAGCGATTGGTAGCAAAGTACATTCTTTTCTAAATCTCTTTTTCCCATAGCATCACCTGTTTGAAAAATCGGCTCGGGAACCGGGATGTATCTACACAAGGCTCCCGAGCCTTTAACCCTAGTTTTAATCTAGACTTCTTGCCTGAACTCTATGCTGAACATAGGGTTATTTGCCAAGCCTAAGCAGGACTTAGGCTTATTCGACCGTCAGCGTACGAACAGCATTCTGCCGGACGAGTTTTCCGTCCAGACGCTCATAAGCGGCATAACCGACTTGACCTTCGGCTGTGAACAGCTCAAACAAGGGCTTAATCGTCAGCTCCTGCCTTTGTAAGAGCCAGTAGTAGGACAGATCGCCGATGAGAATCGGCTTTGCCCCGCTTGCGATGGTAGGCATATACGGGCTGATAAGAACGGGCTTTCCGAAGAGCCTATCTTGACCATGTTCCCAGAAAGGATGCCCGTTCTGGTCTTTCAACATCCGCAGTGTGAAAGCTGTCTCGTCGTTCATGATCCAGACGGCATCTTTCCGGTATTCCGCAGCCAGTGAGAAGTAGAGCGTCACCACATCGTCAAAGGTGACCTGGCCTGCCCCTGCCGTTGACACGGTATCGGCGCTATTTAGCAGTCCCAGCGGCTCGTCTTGTCCCGTTCCCGTGAGCAGGACTTTCTCCTCCGCACGGGCAAAGCGCCTGGCAAATTCCCGCATGAGGTAGGTTTCGAGATCAAACTTCGTATCGCTTATGAACTGCTGAGAGAGTTTGCAGAGCGATGCAATCTTGAATGAGCCGTAGGGAATCTTTGTGATGCTGTCGGCGTCCACAGGATAGAGCTGGCCTTCGCCCGTTACTTCCGCCGTTCCTGTGGAAGCGACGGCGATAATTGTACCGTCTGTCCGGTCAAGAGCGATTTTTGTCGCATACTTCCTGAACAGGCAGTCCTTTTCCATCGCCTGATAGAACTTGTCCGCATCGTAGCCCGGCATGAGGTAGCCGCCGCTCGTTGTGTCCGAGCCTTCCTTTAAGGCGTTACCATCTTTGCTGCGGTTGCGCAGCATGTCTTGAAATTCTGATTTGTAAATGCTGGTGTTTAACATAGGTAAATTCCTCCTAAAATTTGTTGGGGGTTAATCCCCCGTTTGAATTGAACTTTTTTTGTGCGAAGCCCACCGCCCGTTGCACGGGATTCCCTTCGTAGAGATTCCCATCCCCCTGGGGGTCAGGGCAGAGGTTCGCCGTTCGGAGCGGTAAAGCCCCGTCTTTTGCAGTAATCCATCGCTTCCCGGTATGTCCTAAAATGCAGCGACGTCCAGCCGAAGCAGATACGCCAGTTGCAGGGACTTGCTTCCTTGCTCTGGTAGACGAAGACCGGACGCTGGTACATGTCTTTTAGCTGGCAGTAGAAGCGGTACTTCTTGTTATCGACGACAGTTGGGTTTTGTTCTGAAAAATCCTGCATAATGCTTTCCTCCTTTCCGTGCTGGTTTTTCTTGCTTTCTGTTCAGGGCGGGCGGCACGTTTGTCCACAGCGTTTATTGCTGGAAGATGTCTCCCTACTTTCCCCTTGGACAGAAAGGCAGGTTTTGAGTAATCCTTGACGGACTAAACTGAACTTAGGCCGTCCGCTCTTATACAGTTCCGGGAGAAATCTGCTTTGTAGCAGCTTGTAGCAGGATTTTCTATATATCTCTCTATTTCGTCTAAATAGGGGTAACTGAAAAAACCTGCTACATCCTGCTACAGACCGTGTGTTCATGAGAGAAAGTCCTCACCAGCGCTTAGCCTGTAGCCTAAAAGCAGTGTGGTAGGATTGCCGCCTGTCTTCGGCCTTTTCCTCGTGACATTCGCAACTTTCCGAAGCTCGTGATTGAAGTTCCGGTTATTTTCAGGAAAGAGGCCGTTTCTTACACACCAGGCACGATAAGCGTCGTAGACTTCGGCCGTCCTTGTTTCCGCATCCGGATCTTGAATCAGCATTTCTTCCAAAAACTGCATGACCTTGTTGCTCTCACGGGCATAGCTTTCCGTAGACTCAAGTACTGCCTTGGGCGGCTGTAAGCCCTCTTCACATAAGAGCTGGTAGCCCTTGATCAGCCAGTTCAAGATGGCGCTTTGCACATCGGGTTTTGCGAAGCGTTCCTTCAGGCTCTTATCTTGTTCCGATTCAGAAAAATGGCGGTCGAAGGGGATGATGAGCACCCTGCCGCTTGAAAAGAGCGTCATGTCGTTTACGGCAGGCAGGTAGTTGGTGTTGATGTAGATCTTGAACTGCGGTTCAAAGTCAAAGCTGTTCTCATGGAGGAAACGGGCGTTCAGAGTGTCGTTTCCCGTCATGGTTTTGACCTGGGCGGCATTTAACAGCAGTCCTCGTCCCGGCTCCGAGATGTTGGCAAGGCGGATGCCGACCAGCCTGGCGATATCCTCGCTAGGTGCCTGGCTGTTTGAGAAGCGCTTCTGGGCAATGGTTTCAGGCCTGACGGCTTTGCCATAATCGCCTAAGACTTTGAGCACGCTTTCCATGAGCGTTCCCTTGCCGTTGCGACTGGTCTCGCCATAGAGGAAGAAGAGGCACTCATGCCGGGTATCTCCTGTGACGGCATAGCCTAAAGACTTTTGCAGGAATTTTGCCTTATCCTGATCACCGCTCATAATCTCGTCGATGTATCTTTCAAAACGCTCGGAGTAAGCCTCGGGCAGGTATGATGCTCCTGCGATTTTGCTTAAAAAATCCGAAGCCTTGTGTTCATGAAATTCCATCGTCCTTAAATCGAGCGAGCCGTTCTGGCAGTTCAGGAGATAGCGGTCTTGGTCAAAGGTCTTGAAAGGCAAGGGATAAACGCTCTGGGCTTCTTTGAGATAGGTTTCCCGGAATCGGCGCTGCTGCCATTTGCCGCACTCTTTGAGGAAGTTCGTCCTGAGATGCTCTTCATTGATGGTGAGAGCGTATTGCAGGAGACCGTCCGCCAGGCTTTTACAAAGCTCCATGGCCTTCAGGCTTCCCACATCCGCCTGCCAGCATTTGCCGCTGAAGACATACCATTTCTTTCGCTCCGGTACGAAGCGGCAGATGTCCTTGTACACATCGGCAAAGAGTCTGCCAAAACCGATATCGCCGAAGCGGTAGCGGGGATTGTTCAGAAGATCGAAGCTTTGCAGCTGCCCGGAGATATTGTTGAAGTCGTCTGCTGCAGAGAGGGCACGCACAGGCTTATAGAAGGAAGTGCAGGACTTTACGGCTCGTTCGAGTGTAGACTTGCGGTAATCGTCCCGCTCCCACTTATCCCGCATGAGTCCGGACTGTCTGAAGATGCGATCCATTTGTTCCATATCTCCACCGCACCAGAAAGCGAGCATGGAGCATAGGGCAAGGTCGGCTTCACTCGGACTGGCATAGCCTTTTGTCTCGCCCTGCCAGAGCTTTAGGAACTTTGCCTTTTGCCTGCTTTTTTGTGCCTTTTGGACGACGGATTCATCTTCAAGGTAGCTGCCGGGAACGGTACGCTGAGGTGAAGAAGAAAGCTCGTCTCGCTTCATATAGCGGTCAAGAATCAGCTGCAGTTCCTCATCCCGGTACGCAGGCTCTGTTTGATGAATGGTGTTTCCGGTCAAGGTGACAAAACGGTTTGTTGCACCCGGAACATAGACCTCCAGGCCAATTTTTCTGTTATTGATGTAATAGCGGGATTTATCGAAGGTGAAATCTTTAACCTTCAAAATGATGCGTACACCCTTTCCCGACGGGCTATATTCTGTGTAAGAATCAAGAGTGTGGATGACATCCTCCGCCAGCTCCGAGAGTTTCCCGTCTTTGACACAATTGTCGATATCCACAGCGGCAAAGGGAGAAAAGACACCCATGCCGATGCCGTCATACTGAGGTACGGCTTTTATAACTTCCTCGAAGTTTGTGAAATGCTGAAAGTTCCTGCTGCTTGCCCGCTGTCCACTTACCTGATAGGGCACTTTCGTCCGTCTGCCTTGCTGCTTCTCATAACGCCAGAGGCAGAACCTGCCGTTTTGTTTTATATATATTTCTATTTTCTAGTAAATTCTTCAAACTGCACTCTCTTGTATTGAGGGAGAACTCCCTTCACCTTCCCCTTGGACAAAGAGAGTGATTTTGGGCAACTTCTTTGATAATTTGTTTTTTTCATGCTTTAACCCGCTCTCTTTTTGTGTTGAGGGAGAACTCCCTTCACTTTCCCCTTGGACAGATGGGATGGTTTTGAGTAATTTTTCTGACGACCTATGTTGGATATAGGACGTTAAATATTTCTCCTCTCACTCTGTAGGCAGGGAAAAGGGCGTTTTTGAACGGGTAAAGAAATCTTTTTACAAAAAATAAAACGCCCTAAGTTGAACTTAGAGCGCCGATACCTAACACACTTGCTGGGGATTTTTGTTTTGTAGCAGCTTGTAGCAGGATTTTCTATATAGTTCTATATTTCGCTTAATATAGAGAGAACTGAAAAAACCTGCTACATCCTGCTACAGCCCGTGTGTTTGTGCAGGAGAAAAATAAAAATCAGTCAGAGAGTCATTTCATCATAGAAATATTCACGCAAGGATGATAGAATGGTCATAGTTGTTAGAGAGCGAAAGGAAAATCTTATGGCAGTATCCTATGACAGGTTATTTCATCTTTTAATCGACCGGCAGATGAGCAATTCTGAACTCATTAACAAGGCCGGTTTCTCCGGGAATGTAATGACGCAGATAAAGCGCAGGAAATACATCTCGCTCGACAGCATTGAACGCATCTGCCGAGCGCTTAACTGTGGTGTTGACGATATTTTGGAATTTATTGATGAGGATACGTTTATGAAAAAGGAGAATTATTTATGACGAAAGTAAAATCTGCAAGGAATAAAACCATTGATACCTCTCTTGCTGATGGTTACCAGTATTTAGAACGTTGCATT